CACCGCCATATTCCTGTAAGAAGTGAGTGCGTCCTCCGAACTCTGGTAACCTGCCCATGATAGACAATTGTGCGATGAGGTCAGCTGGACGATTGACAACAGGAGTACCAGATAGCAAGATGCGATAAGGCTTACCCTCTGCTATGCCTCGTGTGAAGATAGTCTGTTGTGCTGAAGGGTCTTTAACCCTGTGGCTTTCGTCAATGATGATAGAGCGAAAGATTTTTATTGCAGGGTTGAATACAACATCTTTCAGTCGAAATGAGCCTTTTTGTTTGATGTCCCAGACAAAGTATTTGCGCAGACTCTCGTAGTTACAAATGGCTACATGATGCATTCTCATCTTAAGGAGATATGGCCACGTTGTCTGTACAGCATTTTCAAGCACAAGTGCTTTCTTGTCAGTGAACTTCTCGAACTCACGCTGCCAGTTAATCTTAAGTGATGATGGACAGACAACAAGGCATGGATAAGCATTTGCTGTATCAACAATGCCGATGCTTTGTAAAGTCTTACCTAATCCAGGCTCATCCCCGATTAAGAGACGTTTCATTTCCATTCCTGCTAAGATACCCTCACGCTGGTATGGATAAGGTTCTATTTTGAGATTATGCTTCAGTTCTTTCATAATGAATAACACCAGTATTTGTATGCTAAATCCTCATACTTTTCTCTTCCACGGCTGTATACATCATCGCCACGCTTTATAAACTTCTTAAATACTCTGTTGTTCTGCTTTGATATTGCGTATATGAAATCATTATCACTGTGTGCGATGTCCATGTACCAAGCACGGCTACGGTCCCAATCGAAGAAGTCTATTGCATCGTTGAACTCCGCATCCGTTGAGGCTGCTGTTGTTTTCAGGTCTCCTCCGAAGTGAGCTGCCTGTAACCACCAATCCCACTTGCAACGAGTGTCAAGAGTGAAACAGAAGCCGCCGTTGCCAAATTCCTGCGCCTTGTTCACCATGAAGCGTTGCGTGTCCGCTATCTCTAAGACCTTTGCGAGAAATGGGTCATGCCGTGCTTCTGCACGTAAGGCACGTTGCATTTCACGTGCATGTAGCCATATTTCTTCATCTACAGGCTCACCATCTACCAGCTTGTTGATGAAATCAACTCTTGTGGGTTCTGTAATTAAGGCATCTACTATGCTACCGAAGTAGAAAGCTGCCTCACGGTCGCCATATTGAGGTCGTGGGTAGAGCTGCTCTTTAAGTGCAGTGAGGTCAGAGTTGGAGACCTCACTGCGGTTATAGTATTCATCTGGATTATGAGTTGTCATGATTACTTTGCTTTTACTTCATCCTCATACCTAACATGTGGAGAATTGATAAACTCTGCATTAGCTTTATCGTTTGCGTACTTCTCAACGGCTGTGATTTGCTTCTTGAACATCTTAGTCAAGTCATCCACACTCATATACTGACCGTCTTTGCTCCACCAAAACGAAACAATATTGATGATACCTTCCGCATCAAGAGCAACTATCTTTTTCTTTACAGAGGTCTTAGGAGTATAAGCAGGGGTAGAGACGGAGGCAGAATCGAAAAGATTACCAACTTCCTGTGCTTGTGACTGAATTTCCTTTGCAGCCTTAGCTTCATCTTCTTTACGCTTACGCTCTGCTTCAAGTCGTGCAGCCTCAGCAGCTTCCTTTGCCGCAAGTTCCTGTTTCATGCGTTCTTGTTCCTCTGCATTGGCTTTTGCCATGCGCTCGAGTTCAGCATGCTTAGAATTTAGTGCATCTACGATAGTATCTTTATAGTCACCAATCTCTGTAGTGTATTGTTCGTTGAACTGTGCAAGCAAGCGTGATTGAACACTTGCACGAATTTTAGCAGCCTCATCTGTTGATAATATCTGTGGAATAAGAACAGAGAGTGTAAGATGGTTGAACAAATCAGCAGGCATTGCTGTAGGATAGTCAACAATCTTCACGGACTGTGTATCGAAGTTCTCAAGTGTAAGTGATGTGTTGAGTGTAGTTAGTTCATTGATACGTTGTGTGATGTACCTGCTAAATAACTGCCTAAAATCATCTTCTACATCTGTTTCATATTTTGTGAGTGCCTGCTGCTTTTGCAGTTTCATAGCCTCTTCACGTCTGCGCTTTTCTTCCTCCTCACGTTTCTTTGCTGCAAACTGATTACGAAAAGCCTGTATCTGATTAGGTACGTTTCCTGCCTTGGTTGGGTCGATAGAGTTTTCCATACCTGTAAACTCGGTGCGTATCTGGTCAAACATCTTCGTGATTGGCGAACGCTGCTCATTCATCAACTTTACCGTCTTGCGTGATTTCTCAAGATAGGCTGCACAACGCTGGTCGAGTTCATCACTCATACCTTTCTCCTTTATTTCGGATAGCAGTTGAGCACCAGCATTAGTGCAACGTACTGAACGCTGTTGGTTTTCATTGTAAATCTTTGGCGCATTTTGTGCTATCATCTGCACATTCTCTGGGCGCACGATACTTAATTCTGTACTCATAGTTACTTATATTTTACGATTAGAAAAAATCATCATTGGCAGTACCTTCTGCGCTTGCTGTCTCAGTAGGATTTACGACAACACCATCAGAAGTATCCGCAGCTGGTCCGAAATTCTCTTCGGTCTGGATAACCTCACCTGTAGTGGTGTCTACAACTTTGCCAACTCCGTAGATGTCATCATTAATTTCTACATCCTCGGTTTGCTGAGACTCCAATTGAGTACCACGACCGATACGAGCCTTTGGATAAGTCTTGAAAGCGTGCTTGATGAGCTTCGCAACAAGGAAGCCTTTATCAATCTGTCCACCATCAGCAACATATAGGTCATTGGGCTTACCGTTCACATACGAACGTGCGTTGTTATCCCATTTGCGATTTTGCTTTTCGCTGTAGCCTTGCAGTCGCTTCCAGTCTTCTGGGAGCAAAACAGCATAATCAGTAGAACCGTCATTTCGTGTAATCTTCATGAAAGCTGCTACAATCTCGTTGGAGGTATGAGGCAGACGGCAGGTGTAGTTCACGAACTTGTTACCATTCTGTTCCCCAAACTCGAAACCATCCTCCGAGTACACGATGACAGGATTGTCTGCGTGGCGTATCTGACCACAGCGAGCACGGAGGACAAGTTCACCATACCCTGATACTGTGAGTACGCACTGTGTTACGTACACATTCTTCCCATCCTGTCCCTTGCCAATATTAACAGAGCGGGAAAGTAGGTATGCTTGTGCTCGTACTCCTGGCTCAACACTTAAGCCTGATATAGCAACATCAAGGAATGACGTGAATATTGAGAATTTACTACACTTGGTACGTAGGTCTTCCTTTTCGCAAATTATGCTGTTGAAAAATCTGCTCTCTCTCTCGTAAGCAGCGTCACCACTGACACCTGTGGTGTTTGCCCACATTGTGTCATAGATTTGTACGAATTTCTCTCGTACCCTTTCGTCTGTAATAATCTCTGTACTTTTCAGAGCGTTGATTTCTTCGACTGTAAGATTGATTTTACTCATAATTTTTATTGTTAGAATGATTTTATTTATTGTTATAAATCTCTTCTCTCCAGTTTGGGTTATTCTTGGTATACCACATAATATACTCAAATCTTTTTTTAAGCCTGGATAGCCCGTCTTCTTTTATTTTTCGTTCCATATTTACTGGTTGTTATAATCTTGTTCTGTTCGTTGAAGCAGCCGTAGTTGTGCAGTTTCATATTCCATCTTTCCAGGGCGCACGTATGGCTGTATTTTACCAACTCTACGCCAGCGTTCCACATTCTTTCGTCCGAACATCTTGTATGCTTGTCTTGTTGACATAAAATCAGGGTCGTCCTTGTCTTCATGCAGCATCTTAACAATGTTTGCTGATAGGTCTCGCAGAAATGTGCGGTAGCTGACTGTTTTGTCTGTGAAGTCAATACGCATGTCACTCTTCGTTTGCAAGCTCTCTCAGTTCATTTATCTTGTTATGACTGTTCCAATATTTACCAATACGGAAAGTGAGATAACCCAATAAGAAACCTGCTATTTTGGTAAGAAACAATAGAAAAATATTGTCACAGTCAGAGGCTACAAGGATTGTTATTATCATAGCCAATACTACTAAGACATTTATACGCCAATTAAGGTGGACTTTGAAAAACTTATTCATAGTTATTGTTTTTTGTTTATACAGATTGGTGATTGCATATATTCAACATACTTATTGAACATGTCGCAGTAGCGGCCGTTAATACCATTATGGGCATTTGGGCAGGACTTGCAGGGGTTAAGCATGATGCTCTTTGATGAAAATCAGAACTTTTTTATAGTTTGTAACCTCTCTTGCAAAGAATTCACTTGCCTGTGTTACATTCATATAGATAGGTTTGCCTTCTCCATCAATCAGATAATAATCAACTCCGTTTTTCAAAGCATCTTCTTTTGTACGAAAAACAACAGCGTGACATGAAGAAACAGGGGATTTTACAGCAAATGCAGTCCCATTAAGTCCATGGCCTTCACCTACATTCACATGATGTTCGCTTTCTACTACAAACCAAAACTCTTCTTTGTAGATATTGGCAAGACTTTCTAACTTCTTGATATTATCTTCTATTTTGTACTGGAATGACTTCATTATATATCCTCCCTGATTTATTTATTCTGCTCGTTCAACATAGATAAGCCGTTCGCCAACTTCCATGCGAGTACTTCGCTTGCCGCCGAACAAAGCGTTAGCCTTGCTTGCTTGAGCTCGCACGGTGTCCATCCATTCAATAGGGAAACTGACGGCTTCGCCAACTTTCAATGCTTTGATGCGAGACATCACATTTTTACGCTTTGATTGTACTTTTTCAGTCATTTTCTTTGCTTTATAATTATTAATGTTTAACTTTATGGTGCAAAGATACCCATTTTGGTTATACTGACAAACTTTTTGGCAATTATTTCCATTATGGTTATGTTTTATTAACATATTGGTTACTTTATGGGTAAAGATGTAATGGTAGAAAACCTTGTAAACTATTATACAGATGGTAACAAGGCGCAGTTTGCAAAGATGGTAGGTATATCTCCACAGACATTAAGCAAGTGGATAGGCAGAAAGACATTTGACGCAGAATTGTTGTATCAGAAATGCTCAAACTTATCTGCGGATTGGTTATTAAGCAATGGTAATGGAGAGATGATACGCACAAGGAATGCTATTATTTCTGCTGACAGAGGAGGAATTGCTGCTGGTGGCAATATCAATAGCAGTACAACCATGGGTGATGGAGCAAGGTCTACAATTACAAACAACTATGGAGAGACCTGCAACAATGGTGAACCGTTACCAATAGTGCAAACTTTAACTGAAAGTGTTGCTACTTTGACAAGAGAGTTGGAAACAAGCCAGGAGCAAAAAAGCAGATTGATTGGAATTATAGAAAAGTTAACCAATGCTTAACCAAAAGACAATTATTGGGTTTATATTGTATAACGTATTTATGTACGTTCTCTGCCTTATCCCATCAGCATTTTTTTCAGGTATCCACTGGTTGATTTATGGAAATGTAACTTTAATACATTTCTTTGGGGGTGCTTTGGGAATTTATTTATTTTGGTTAATATTGACTATTCGTAGAACAAAAAGATTTTTTAGAGAATGGAAAGAGACAAGGAACTTGAAAAACTGAAACTTCTGATGCATGCCATTGGTTCTATGGATAATGCAGAACCTTTGGAATGGGAACAGGAACTACGAGTGGGTGCGTGGCTGGTACTTCATAATGAACCAGGAAGCGATAGAGAGGAATGGAGGCAAGAGCTTCTAAGCCAATATCCAACAGAAGTAGTTGATACTTTCGGAACAGACCCAGCACAGGCTTTTGCAGCTATGGATGACTGGTGGGAGAGTGAAACATACGAGGATGAGAATACAGGCTTATGTGAAACTTATCAAGGATGGTCACTCATTTTTGCAAATGAAAAATCAGTCATGGTGTTTGATGAACTTTCAAGGCTTAAACTTAAATTAAGCCGTTTAGGGATGTTAAAAAATCTCGGATGATAAGATGTGTGTTAGGCGAGAGTTAACGCAACCAGCGCAAAATAAAGTGGCAAATAAGCAATATTATCATCAAGAACTATAAACAACAAAACATTAACGAGATGATGTAAAGAGTAGCAAAAAATACGACTGTATACCAAGGATGTTCAAAATGCCTATATTTCGCTAATATTTGCAGCGGCACAAGCAGCAGTGGAAGATA